GCTCCTGAAGTTCCGGGTTGCCAAGACACCAGAAGGTGACCGCGCTCTAGCCCTGGCTTCTGAGGGCATCTACGACGGCCTATCGGTCGGTGTCGACTTCGATACATCGAAGGATACGGTTCGCGATCCAGAAGGAAAGACGGGCCTGCTGGTCAAGCGTGCTGACCTGCGACACGTAGCTCTGACACCAGAACCAGCATTCGACGACGCGCGAGTGACGCACGTCGCTGCTTCCAACACCACTGAAGGAGTGGAGATGACTGGCCCAGTGCCATTCGCAGCCGAGGGTCACATCACCCTCAATCCTCAGTCCGAGGCTGATGAGCCGGAGGACGTCGACACCGGAATGCAGGCTGCTGCCAAGCAGGCGAAGCAGTTCCAGCGCGAGACCCCGGCTGTCACCAACCCTGTCCGCCCGATGCCAATGGTGGTCAACGAATCGCTGCCGTACCGGTTCGACCGCAAGGGCAACTTCGTTCGGTCCGACTACGACTTCAGCACGGACCTGGTCCAGATGCTGAAGATGCGGGACATGGAGGGCAACCAGACCGCAGCTGGCAAGCGGGTCATGGGCATGCTGTTCTCCGTCATCACCACCAGCGTCGATGAACTGAACCCAACGCTTCAGCGCCCTGACCTGTTCGTGGACCAGCGGGACTTCCGCTACCCGGTGTGGGAGAGCCTGAACAAGGGCGCTCCGCCGAACGGTGTCCAGCCATTCGCGTTCCCGAAGTACAACTCCAGCAGCGGCCTGGTGGGCAACCACACCGAGGGCACCGAGCCGACGCCGGGGGCCTACGACACCGCCGGCACCACGGTGACTCCTACCGCTCTCAGCGGCAAGATCAACGTGACCCGTGAGGTCTGGGACATGGGTGGCAACCCAGCCATCTCGACCCTGCTCATGCGGCAGATGCAGCGTGCCTGGTTCGAGGGCCTGGAGACGGCAGCTGCCGCCTACCTGAACACCCTGGCTCCGGCGTCGGTGACGCTGGTGAACTCCAGCGATGCCAACTTCGTTCAGTCCTGGACCAAGACGTCCACCGGTCTCCAGTTCACCCGTGGCTACGACTTCAATTCGTACTTCACCGACAGCTACCTGTTCACCAGGTACGCGCGTCTGATCGATGGCAACTCGCGGCCGATCTACCCGATCACCGGCCCGGTGAACGCGAACGGTCAGGCGACCAGCCGGTTCCAGCAGATCAACGCCAACGGATACGTGATCATCCCATCCTGGGCACTGAACAGCACGGCGGTGACCGGTTCGGCCAACTCCAGCTGGCTCTACGACTCCACCTGCCTCGCTGGCTGGGCAACTGCTCCGCAGTTCTTCACCTTCGAGGGCACCGGTGCTGCCGGCATCCACCAGCCGGTGGCGTCGATCGACCTGGCCATCTGGGGATACAAGGCGTTCACCTACTACGACCTGGGTGGCGTTCGAAAGATCCAGTACACGCCAGTCTCCGGCGACTTCTAGCCAGCAGCGGACTACGGCACCGAAGGGAGGTGGCAGCAATGGCCTGGGCTCCATCCTATGTGGACCTCACGGACTTCAAGGCGTACCTGAAGATCCAGGACAGTGCGGACGACGAACAGCTGACGCTGGCCATTGCTGCTGCCTCCCGTGCCGTGGACACCTACTGCCGGCGCCAGTTCGGCCGTACGGACACGCCGGAGACCAGGACGTTCACCAGCTACCACGACCGGGCTCAGTGCCTCTGGGCGGCGGAGACGGACGACTACTTCGGCCAGGTGCTGGTTACCGTGTGCGGCACCGCAGTGACCGGCACACCGGAGCCGATCAACGCACCAAACTACGGTCGCCCGTACACGCGCGTGGCGGTCCTCAGCCCTGGATCCGTTGCGGTGTCCGGCAACTTCGGCTGGACAGCAGTGCCGGACGCTGTGGTTCAGGCGACGATGATCCAAGCAGCCAGGATCAACAAGCGGCGGGACTCCCCGTTCGGCGTGGCCGGTTCTCCTCAGGACGGATCAGAGCTACGGCTGCTGGCCAAGCTGGACCCTGACGTCCAGGTGCTGCTGGCCGGCTACAAGCGGCCAGGGCTGGTGATGTAGCCATGGACTTCACAGAGGTCATGCAGGCCCTGTCGGACCAGCTGGACACCATCACAGGCCTCCGTTGCTACGCGTTCCCGCCAAGCACCATCGAGACGCCGGCAGCCATCGTCAGCTACCCGGACCAGATCACCTTTGACGAGACCTACGGCCGTGGCTCGGACTCGATGAAGCTGCCCGTGGTCCTGGCCGTGGGCAAGGTCGTGGACCGCGCCACCAGGGACCAGCTGGCTCCGTTCGTGTCCGGATCAGGCTCTAGTTCCGTGAAGCAGGTACTGGAGGCCGGTACCTACGACTTCACCGTCAGGGTTGCCGGCTGCACGTTCGACGTCTACCAGTTCAACGCCATCGATTACATGGCAGCCATTTTCGAAGTAGAAATCATCGGGAGTTAATGATGCCTACCTTTTCCCACTCGAAGCTGACGGTGATCAAGGTTGGCGCCGTCGACATCTCCAGCTACTGCAACACCTCCGACTTCCCGCGCACTGCGGAGGCCAGTGACGTCAGCACCTACGGCACCAACTCGAAGATCTACCAGACTGGATTGAAGGACGGCACCTACACCATGGGTGGATTCACCGTCGTCAGCCCAGCTGCCAGCGGGTCGGCTCCGTCCTTCATCTTCGGTGGTCACGAGGGTGACCTGTTCAGCATCATCCGGCAGCCCGAGGGCACCGGTACCGGAAAGGCTCAGCAGTCGTTCTCGGCCATCCTGACCAACTACCAGGAGTCGAACCCCGTTTCCGGCTACATCGCCTGGACGGCGAACTTCCAGAAGTCCGGCGACGTAACGATAACAACGCAGTAGGAGCCATAGATGGAAATCGCAAGCGTCGAGGACCTGGTCACGACGTGCCTGGCTGAGGACGTGGTGGAACTGGCCACGGGCAAGGCAGTGCGGGTCCGCAGCCTGTCCAGGGCTGACGTCGTCTCCATGCGTGCCCTGCAAGGGCTGGAGTTTGAGCGGTTCGTCCTATCGCGTGGTGTCTCTGCTCCTGCCCTAACCGAGGACCAGGCGGCAGCGTGGCTGGCTGCCGTTGGACCCGACGTCATTGAGCCGGTGATGACCAGGATCGTGCAGCTGTCCCGGATGACCAGCGACTCTCAAGCAGCGGCCTACAAAAGTGATTCAGGAGAATCCTGAAATCCGATCGGAGTTCGAGTTAGCAAGAATCCTGGGGATGACCGTAGGACGCTTGCGGCAGGAAATGACGAATGACGAATTCGTCATGTGGCAGATGTTCTATGCGCGAGAGCACCAGCTAAAAGAGGCAGGCCAAAGGTGAACGAGGACATCAGCGCAGCGGAGTTCGCTCGTGCCGTTGCCCGCATCGACAGCCTGACCGAGATCGTCGCACGGATCGAGAAGAAGCTAGACGAGAACATCGGTGACCACGAGAAGCGTCTCCGTGCCATCGAGAAGTGGATGTGGACCTGCATCGGGCTGAGCGTGACCGGTGCCCTGTCCGGGCTGGCTGCGTTCTTCGGAGGCAGCTGACATGGCGATCAGAGCTATCGACGTCCGTGGCCTGACCGAGTTCTCACGCGCCCTAAAGAAGATGGACACGGACCTACCGAAGCAACTGCGCGTGGCATTGAACGCTGCGGTGAACATGGTGGTAGCCGAGGCACAGCCTCAGGTTCCAAAGCGCACTGGCAAGGCGGCAGCGTCTATCAAGGCGTCCAGCACACAGTCCGCTGCGCGGATCAAGGCTGGCGGATCGAAGGCTCCCTATTTCCCCTGGCTTGACTTCGGCGGCAAGCGGCGTGGTCGGGGCGGTGGCATCGTGACTCGTCAGTTCCGGCGCAAGGGCCGGTACATCTGGCTTGCCTTCGGTGTGAAGAAGAAGCAGGTCATGAAGGGCCTGGAAGACGCCATCGCTGACGCAGCAAAGGCAGCAGGGCTGGAGGTGACCCGTGGCTAACCAGGTGAACCTGACGCTGGCCGGTGACAGTGCGCAGCTGGAGAAGGCCCTGCAGAGTGCGCAGGACCGAGCGAAGCGGCTGGCTGACCAGCTGGGCGTGGACTCCAGCCAGATCGAAGCTGCCTTCCAGGACATGGGCACAGCCGCAGCGAAGTTCGACGATGAAGTCAAGCAGAGCAGCATCAGCATCGAAGGTGCGTTCAAGAGCGCTGGTGACTCTGCCAAGAGGGCTGGCCAGGACGCAAAGAGTGGCTTCGAGACTGCCGCTGAAGGGTTCGACAAGGGTGAGCAGCATGCCATGGGCTTCCATGACAGCGTCACCGGCGTCCAGGACTCCATGACGTCCCTGTCCTCCCTGGCCAAGGGTGACTTCACGAACGCGTTGCTGTTCGCTGGCTCCGGGGTCGCTGACCTGGCGAGTTCGGTATCCAACGCAGCTGTGCCAGCCATGAAGAGCCTTGGCATCTCCATCGAGGCCGTGAAGAAGTCGCTAGGTGCCGTAGGTGTCGTCCTTGCCATTGCTGGTGCTGCCTACTGGGCATACCACGACATCGTGAAGAAGACCGATGTCGTACAGGAGGACATCAACAAGGACCTGGATGTGTTCGTCAAGAGCGGTGGCACGGTCACTGGTGCATTGAAGCGCCAGATGGAGGCCACCGGCAGCCTTGCTCAGAACATGAAGATCCTTACCAAGACGTCAGCTGACTACACCAATCAGGTCAGCATGCTTGACTCGCTCCTCGGTCGTAGCTCCGTGAGCAAGTGGGCTGCAGCGAATGACAAGGCAACCGAGAGCATCGACAAGACAGACAAGATGCTTGCTCAGCTAGTCGACGACGGTTACGACTACAACGATGTGACGAAGGCTGCGGCCACCAGCATCGCAGGCTTCAACGAGGCCCTGAACACTGGCAAGCTGGATGACTTCACGCGCGCCGTCAGCGATGCCAAGCAGCGCAGCCAGGCACTAACCGGGACGATTGACGACCTGGCAGCTGCGTGGAAGGAGGCGAAGGACCGAGCCAAGGAGTACAGCGATCAAATCCACTCACAGCTGGACCCGTTGTTCGCCTACACGAGTGCGGTCAAGAACCAGAAGCAGGCTCAGGACGACTACAACGATGCGGTCAAGAAGTTCGGTGCTCAGTCGGACGAAGCCAAGGACGCATACGACCAGCTGACACAGTCCAGCATCGACCTGTACACCGCCTCCAGTGACCTGAGCACAGTCAACAGGAATGATCTTCTCGTCACCCTGAAGGCGTTGGAGGATCAGGGGTTCCTGACCGCTGCGCAGGTTGCGGACATCACCAGCAAGGTTGACAATGCCGCCGACTCGGTTAAGCGTGCTAACGGCGTCAGCGCAGACATGTTCCTGAACCTGCACATCGACGAGACGGACATGCTGAAGCTGCAGTCCGGTTACTGGGCTCAGTACGGGCAGCACGTGGCGGCGCAGGCTGCGCAGCAGGCTGCAGATGCGGCTTCCCTGCAGGCATATCAAGGAAACCTGCCGCCTGGCTTCAATCCTTACGGTTTCAGTGGCGAACCAACTGCGCCACCGGCTCCTATTCAGAACCCTGGTCCGGCACCAGCTGGGTTCAACCCGTACGGCTTTGCCTCTGGTGGTGACGTTCCTGGCACTCCTGGAGAGGCTGTCCTAGCCATCGTTCACGCCGGTGAGCACATCACTCGGATCTCTGACAAGCCTGATGACAAGGCAGCGAGCTACAGCTACGGGGACACCACCATCAACGTGACGCTGAACATGAGTGACCTGAAGCAGCTGCAGGACTTGCAGGAGTTCCTGAACCTCCTGCGGAACAACAGTCGTAGAGGGTTGGTGACTGTCTGATGCCTACTTCTGGTAATGCCACTGGTGGCAATGACGTCTTCAACGGTAAGAATCGAATCTTCTGGTCGCTGGCCAGTCAGGACATGACTGACGGTGGGCATGGTTCGTCAACGCTCGCCTGGTCGTGGGCCGTCAACTGGGCGGCGGGAGACAACTGCCACACCATCCTGAACGGCCACGTGGTAATCAACGCGGTCGACGTGTACCCGATCACAGCGACAGTCCACAACTTCGACGGGTCGCACGTGCACACCGGTGACTGGCCGCCGTTCGGAGGTTTCGGTAACGGCACGTACAAGGTCTATCACGACGCCAACGGCCAGGCGTCCATCACGATGACCGGCGCGCACCAGGGCACATCTGGTTCCCTGTCCGTTTCCACGGGTACGTGGTCGCTCCCGGACATCGTGCAGACGCCATCGGCACCAACGGTAGTGACCGCTACGCGCGTCAGCGACACCCAGATGACGGTGGCGTGGACCAACAACTCCACCACCCACCACGAGTACGCCGGCATCAACGTCTACCGATCCACTGACGGTGGTGGCTATGCGCAGATCGCCACGCTCGGTGTGGTCACGTCCTACTCGGACACGGGCACGTCAGCCAATCACAAATATACATACAAGATCGAGGCGACCAACGCTGCCGGCTCGGCGCAAAGCACCGCGTCCAGCGCGGTCTGGACCACGCCCGGTGCACCGAGTGGCTGCACCGCAACGAAGCAGCCGAACAACGACGTCGTTGTGTCGTGGACCAACAACGTCAACTACTCCGAGTACACGGTCAGGATCGAGGAGTCGCAGAACGGCGGCGCCTTCAGCGAGATCGGATCGGTTGCCGGTGGCGTCACCAGCTACACGCACACTGCCCCGTCCACCAGCGTCACGCACACGTACCGGGTTCGGTCCCGGACCAGCAGCGGCACCACGCTGAACTCGTCGTACTCCGCGAACAGCAACACGGTCACGCTGCTGTCCACGGCCAACCCGCCAACCAGCCTCAGCCCTGCTGGTGTGGCGAAGGATGCTGCCGGCAACATCGTCTTCACCTGGACGCACAACCCGACTGACGGCACGCCACAGAGCAAGTACCAGCTGCAGTACAAGGTGGACGCTGGCGGCTACACCACCGTTGGTCCCACCACATCCGGTACCAGCAGCTACACCATGTCCGGTGGCACGCTGACCAACGGGCACACGATCACCTGGCACGTGGCCACGGCTGGTCAGAACGGAACCCTGTCCAGCTACTCGGCTGACTCCACGTTCACCACGAGCGCCGTGCCAACGGTGACGATCTCGTCTCCTGGCAGCACCTACAACACGTCACACCTGACTATCGCGTGGGCCTACTTCCAGGCGCAGAGCAGCGCTCAGGCTACGTGGGCAGCGCAGCTGTACGACGGCTCCAACAACCTGCTGGAGCAGATCAGCGGTACTACAGAGTCGTCAGGCAGCTTCACCACAGCCCTGAGCAACAGCGCGTCATACACCGTGAAGATGACGGTGACGTCTGCTGCTGGGCTCACGTCCAGTCAGGCCACCAAGGCATTCACCACCAGCTTCCTCCCACCAGCCGCCACCACCATTGCGGCCAGCTACGACAGCCCATCAGGCTCCATGGTGCTGCTGGTGACTGGTGCTCCAGCGGTGTCCGGGGTATCCGTAGACATCAACCACGTCGACATTCAGCGGAGCATCAACGGCGGTGACTGGGTCACTGTCGCAACCGGCATTGTCCTTACCTACGACGGTGCAGACTTCTCGGCCACCGTGGTGGACACCACTCCGACGATCAACGGGTTGAACACCTACCGCGTGGTTGCCTACTCGGCTCTTCCGTCGTCAGCCACGTCTGCCGAGGACGCGGTCACCACGTCCGAAGGTAACTGGTCCTTCCTGTCCACCGGAGACGGGTTCAGCCAGATCGTCCGGATGAAGGCCCTGCCAACGTTCCAGGCAACCGCGTCGCGCAACCGTGCCCTGTATCACTTTGCGGGCAGGACCCAGCCCGTGGCGATGACAGGTGAAGCTCAGGACCTGGTCCTGTCGGTGTCGGGGACGCTGCGGGATGACTCGTCCACCCCGGAAGAGTTCGAAGCCATGGCTGACACAGACGGTGTTGTGCTGTGGCGTGAGCCGACCGGACGACGAGTGTTCTGCGCCATCGGCAAGGTGCAAACCAGCCGATCCAGCCACTTCAGCACAGCTGTCTCCTTCGATTTGTCGGAGGTTGACTACAGCGAATGAGTACAGTCACCCTTCCTGCCGGCATCGTCCAGGTCCGCAGCCTCACCACAGACGAGATCCTGACCGGTAACAGGTCCACCAGCTTTCGGTTCGATTGGCTCAGTTCCACCGAGGCACTCAAGGGCACCCTGGACGGTGTCACCGGTGGTGAAGTCGACTGGTCCGCGTACGCCTCCATCAAGGGTGGCGGGCAGCTGAACCTGGCGGATACCGGGCAGAGCATCGACTTCCTGAACGATCGCATCAAGCCATGGGCCATCATCGAAGGCCTTGACCCGATCCCGTTGGGTGTCTTCATCTTCAGCGAGGCTCCGGAGTCCTGGAGTGACACCGGGCGTAGCTGGGCCTGCAAGCTGTTGGACAAGACATCGATCCTGAGCCAGGACGCGGTGAACTCTACCTACAGCCTGAACGCGGGCACCGTCATCACCACTGCAGTAACGACGCTGATCACGTCGACTGGTGAGACCAACGTGGCGGTGACACCGAGCAGCGCCACCCTGGCCAACCCGCTGGTGTGGGATCCGGGCACCACGAAGCTGCAGATCATCAACGATCTGCTGCAGGCTGCCAACTACTTCAGCCTCTACTGCGATGCCAACGGGCAGTTCCGTGCGGATCCGTACGTGAGGCCAGCAGCACGACCGATCATCTGGGAGTTCCTGGACGGGGCAACGGCCATCTACGAGCCCGACTTCAA